TCAAGAGTGCTTGCCGGGCATTCTTCTTTTAATTTTACTTGCATCATTACCAAATTCAGAATAATTATTTTTTGGTATTTTTGACCATAGAATATCAATATTAAAATTTGATTTTTTAAGTTTTGCAAGCAATGATTGCTCTTTTTGATTAATAAAATCGCTTTTAAAATTTGACTTTGATTTACTGTTAGTGAAATTTCTTATTTCATCTATATCAGTACAACGTAGCAATTCATCTTCAAAATTTTCTACCTGTGGGATACAAATTACTTTATAAACATTTTTTGCTTTGTTTAATCTTGCAATATTTTCTCTCAATCGATTTGTTGCTTCACGATCCGTATCATAAATTAATACTACAATAGTTTTATTTTTCAAAGCACGAATTCTAGTGTTTGAAATGCATTCCTGAGTAGCGTTTATCACATCTATAGCTCCAGAATAAATATATTCATTATTCATTTTAAGAGTTTTAACTAAAGTTTCTTCGCATTTTCCTTCAACATAATAGTGATAAAACTTACTCATTCGATTCCTCACACAATTTTTCTAATTTATAAATTTGATCTAGATTTGGAATAGTATTAAAAATATCGTTCTCTACTGCATTTCGTAGCGATTCTGTTCCTTTTTTTAAATATAAAGATGCGTCAAAAGCTTCAATTTGAGACTTATTGTTAATCATTCTTTTTCTCAAAAATAGAAATGAATGTTTTGGCAAATCCATATCTAATAAATCCGTATTATGGGAAGTGAAAAACAGTTGTTCGATTCCGTTCAATTGGGAAATCATAACCGAAAGAACTGCTTTTTCAATATCAGTTTGAATATATGAAAATAGTTCATCACAATAAAAGAAACCATTACGATGATCAAATATAGCAGATAGTAAAGTTGCAATTTTAATCCCGGATTTAGTTCCGCTAGATAAAAAATCTCCTTTAGTAATCTCACCGTCATGAATTAAAGGTACCTTTGAACTGTTTTTGAATTTTATCGAATAAGCAGCATTATTTTTATCATTTTTAATTTCATTTTTTTCAACAGATTCTATAGATGGATCTAATACCTTAAAAATATTCTCAAGAATATCACTAAAATCAATAGAATGCAAACCAGGGTCAGGTAGATGAATGGAATACTCAACGTCATATGGATAGATAAAATACCATCCAAAACTCTCAATCGGCTTAAGCGCATTTGCCAAATCAGTTGAGTATTCATTATCTTTAATCGTTAATCTTTTTGCGCATCTTTCATAATTGTCTTTCTTTGTTATTTTTGCTTTTTTCAATGCTACTTTTACATCGAATTTTTTGTCATCATTATCTATTGGATCTATTTTTAGAGAAATTCTATATAAATATTGCTTTTGTGGTATAAAATCCATTTCTATATAAGCCTTTTTGCTTGTATTGTTAATTGAATCAATAATTCTAGATACATCGGTTCTATATATGAAATTAAAAACATCCATTAAAGTCTTTCCCAAAGCTGTTTTTCCAGTCGCGTTTGCTCCCATTATTATATTCAATTTTTTATATCTAAAGTTGGGAAAACCATCTAAATATTCACTATCTATCGTTGATCCAGCAACCTTTCTAGGATAAGAAAAATTTACATTAAAGTCTTCAAAAGACCTTATATTATCTAAAACTATATTCATTACTATCATATTCTTGTTCTCCTCGGAAGTATTATAATATCCTCTTATCGGATATTATATAGTCTTATTTTATCTATACCTTTATAAAAAATCAAATATCAAAAAAATCGGGATGACCGCTAAAGCCATCCCTTTTTTACTCGATAGAAAATAGTTGTTTATTCAACAATCGCCGTTTTTAGAAACAGACGCAAAAACAATAAGCATAAATCGACAGAAAAGTATTTGCCACTAATTTGCCACTAATTTGCCAGTGGATTTCACATCATATCACACAATCATATACAATCACCTACTTTTGCCTATTATTACCTATTTTTGCCTACCTATGTGCCTAAAAAAGCTCCTCTGCGAGCTCGTAAGTCTTCTCAAAAACACCGGGCTTGCAAGGATAGTATTCGCCATCCACGCCCTTGATAATGTAATCTCCATAGGAAGCGTACATGCACCCTTCCAAGGTCTGCACATATGCACCAACTAGGTAGCCGTCATCCCACTTGAGTGTGATATACCCTTTCGCGAAGTCGATAATCTTGTCACGATTGCACATATTGAGCTGCATTGCCTCAATTACGATAGGCTTCTTCCGGTAGTGGAGTGCCATCTACTGGCCTTCCTTGGTCTCATTCAGGCATCTAGCTTTTAACCAGTAACCGAGCTCATTGATGTATACGGAATCGCTTGGTACGTCTACTTTTCCAACCGTCATTTCATGTGGAAAAGCGAAGCCCGATCCAACATTAAGGATCTGATCTTTCTTGCCATCACGAGCGTCCACTTCATCAACATCTTTTGACGGGATCCAACCGCCGGCGACGGAGTTGTAGATCATCTGATTGGCCACATCGACCTTTTCTACCAACATACCGATAGAGCGGACCTTACTTCCTACAGTCAAGATCTGATCAGGCAAGTTGCCTTGTACTTGGTTGGTAGTTGGCTTAGATCCGGCCATCATGGCTTTTACATCTTTTACAATTTGTGGCATACGGGCATGAATCCATTCGCCTGGGCATGAAGTAGGTGCGAACATTCTATGTTCCGTAAAGCTTGCATTTGGTGTTCCATCATACGATGGTGTAATTCCATAGCGTCTGCAAATATCGGCGCACAATTCAATTAGTTTGCTATATGCCTTGTCTGAAATGCTCCATGTGGATAGATTGTTATCTGCCACTTCAATAGTAATTGCTTGTTGATCGTTCCAGTTGCTTGAGCTTGTCCATGCTCGGCAATTTTCATCAACGTAACAACCTACACGACCATCTGAACCAATACCATAGTTGCTTGATGCTTGTCTTGCCGTATTCTGAAAGATAGCACCACATTGTTCAATCGAAAGGTTCCCTGCCATGTGATGAATAGTGACCTTTGTTACTTTGCTTGTTCTTTGTCCACTGTTGTTTGGAGATAGAATAATCTTGTTCGTTAAGCTACTGTGCATATACTACTTACCTTCTTTCTTTTCTTCTTCTTTATTGTTTGAAAGTTCTTCTTTTGCTTCGTTGCTTAATTTTTCAAATTCGTCTTTTTCTGCCATATTATTGCCCTTCTTTCTCCTCTAATCGGGCGATTCGCCCACACGCACTGTCCAGATCTTCTTCAATTTTTTCCAGACGGAAGTCATGCTCGATTTGCTTTTTTGTCATTTTTTCGATATCTGATTTCATGCTTTTGAGATCCAGTCTTGTTTCACTTGAATCACGACATAGTGCATCAAGTTTGATGTTAGCTTTTACAACTCCTTCATTGGCTTTAGATACATCTTCTGCATCTTTTTTTGAGTTGTTTTTTATCGTAAAAATAATATTAACAATCAATCCTATAAAGGCCGCCGAAGAAAACAAAAATTCAAACGTCATACCGTCGTTTTGATTAATCATCCGTCTACCTCAGGTAAGCCACCAAGGCTTGTAAGCAGTGATACCAATCCGGCCAAAAGGCTTGCGGATAGCACTACCTTCCAGTCTACTGACTCGATCATGGTACTAGCTCCGATGGTGCCGACCGCCGTTTGACATACCGTTTTGATAGCTCGTGTAAGTGATGCGTCCCACCACTTTTTATTTTTTAATTTATCCATATTAATCTCCTCATAAAAAGGGCTATTGCTAGCCATCGTAAATAATTAATTTGTAATCCATGTTGCCGATGCATTACGCTCAATGCTTCCGGTCGTGTTCGAAAAATCTCCGACACTTCCATCAGTGTCAATATACCATTTTCCGTTACCGTTTGCTGATGAGCCTGCTATGCCTGTATAATAGATTAATTGTTGCTCAATTGGCCTAAAACCTTCAGGTATCGTTGCTAAACCACTATTGTATCCACTTTTTGATACTGTGCCTGACTGCCTTATATTTGCATTAACAACATGTCCACTTTTCCATAATTTTATAGTTATACCATTGTTTGTTACTGTAGCCGTCTGTACGTCAATATCATCTTGTGTAATTACTTTATAAGCGGTAGATTCTGCCTTTGCATTTAGCATGATACCACCGCCTTTTTGACGATTTCTACAAGGTCACTAAGAGTTAATGACCCCCCCCGATTTACACCAATGATGCTATCAATTGCGCATCCATAATTTAAACTTTTCGATACCCACTCTGCAGTATTGATTTTCATGCTTGTGCCTGATTGACTTCCGATTGCTATATATATATTCCGATAATCAGTAGGCGACGAGTTAGTATACCATACGTCACCATGCTTTTTTGCATAGCACATTCTACTGCTATTGGAACTTCCACTAGTTACTAGAATAATCAGATAGGCGAAAGTGGATGGGTCCTCGCTCAGGGTCACATTATGTTCATAACCGACACTAGTTTTTGACTCAAACAGTACGGTTTCTTTTATATCTTTCTGCTCCACAAGATTGTGGATCATGTTATTCATTTTTGCGATTATCATTAAGATTCCTCCTCGAAAATCATTAATGTGGTTTCTCCGGCCAGTACCGCTTGTTTCCAAGCATTGAGCGTGTCCACCTGAGCTTTGTAAGGCTCGAGTGCTGTTACCTTATCCTGTAGTGTCGTGATCTGATTGGCCAGTTTTGCGGCCGTGTCACCATCAAGCGTGCCCTTGATGGACTCAAACCAGGTATTGAATTCGCTCTGATTGGTCTGCATAAATTCGGCCAACTGGCTGGCGTATGAGTCTGTTGGTATCTTAGTAAGCGTATCCACGCATAGGCCACAGTACTTGCTGTCCATACGTGTATCCGTGATATCTGTTGTCAAGATGCTTTCTGACGACGCACGTACGTGTACGATAGCTACGATGATCTCCCATATCTGCTCAGTCCGTACTGGACTCGGTTTGGTCGTAGTTCCGACCACATATTTTAATTCGACCTTGTTTGATGCTTTTGTGTATCGGACCGCAACATAGTCATATCTGTCATTTGTGTCTGCGATTTGTCCAGTCAGTTCAACGTTTTCGGTCGAGCCGTAGACCAATCCGCCATAAGAGCCTACAGCGTCTCTAATATAGGCGAATCCTGGCGAAACGTTGACGTTGATGCCGTCAATTGGTGTGACCGTAAAGTCTGTGCCAGTCGCATTGATAATCCCGGTCGTTCTACCTATATGCCATAGTCTTAGGTCTTGTGCCAGATACGGGGTATCGTCAAGTGGAAATGCCGTTTGTGACATATGATCCCTCCTATTCTATTTCTTCGAGCACCAAGTTGACTTTGGTACTGTCTTCTATAACTAAGTTTGCGCCTGTGATGCGCATTTTGGTATTGATGCCGTATTTGACGGATTCCGTCGGCACGATATCGCCGACGAAATAATCTTTTCTGTACGTGTACAGAGAGTCGTTACTGTTTACGGTACATTCAAACTCACTTTTTGCGCGATGTTCCATCAGCTTGCTATAGCCGTAGTTATATACGACCTGATGATACTGATCGTCTGTATACGTCTGCTGTTTCCCGTTCGCATCGGTATAGGTTCTCTGCACGTTCTTGGCATCAACATAGAGCTCTCTTCTAGGCTCCCCATTTTTGCGCAGATCGATCTCGATCACATATCTTTCATCGGATTTTCCAGCACCCGCCACGTAAGCATAGTTATAGTAATCTGAGGTATCTCGTAGGAAAGATTGCGCCTGTATGTTGCCGATCTTGTCAGAAAACTTCACGTTCTCGTTAAGCCCTCTTTCGTACAGTTCTATCTGATTCAATGTATTGCCATTCTTGAGCATCCGATAACCGTAGCCAACCTCCTGGCATATTGCCTGGAAGCTGTCACGCAGTGACTCCCATGTCGTATCATGATCGACCGTAGCCGTAAGGCCTTTGACCGCAGCGCAAGTGATATCCAGATCTCTTTTGTTTTTTTCGACGAGTGCGTATAAATCAGTCTCCACATTCTTGACGGATGACATGGTTGGATTGATACGCAGATCCAGATTATCAAGGTATCCGTGTATCTCCAGTTCGTCATGCCCTTCCATATCAATTGACGGGTATGTATACCGCACGAAACCAATCTCATTGGTATCCGTGTTCCATATCCGGTAGCCATCCCTCAGATATGCAAGGTTCGATTCCGTCGCCTTGCAATGGATCTCAAAGGTACCGGTCGTGTAGTAAGCGGTATGCCACTGGATAGAGCTTACGTTCTGTAAGATATCCACCTTGGTACCGTCAGAATCTAAAATATAAAATTCCATATATCAAATACCCACATATGTATTGTTGAAGATCAGATCGCAATACACGCCACTTTCTCCGGATATCGCGCCGCCACGGACCGAGTTATAGCCGACCGCCAACTTCCAGAAGCTAGCATCATCATCAAAGGCATTGAAGATATTGCTTGTCACGCCATCTCTGATCAGATGCGCGTATTTGTTATCATCATACGTTGATACTTCTACGATATCCCCGGCGCGCATTGAAAGACTCGTAAAGCTGATCGTTTCTTGTGAGTCGACCTTCGTGATCCTCGGCCCTGTCGCATCGGATTGAGCCGTCCATCGTACGATGAATCCGGCATCCGTTGACCCGTTGTTGAATATAGTTTGTAATGGCTTGCTGTTTCGTCTTGATATATACCAATGAACTGTGCTCGAAAAGCTTCGCGGCAGCATGAACGCAGAATCGACCGAAACAAAAGAAACAACTGTATCATTGATGTCCCTCCAGTACGGAAAGAATACGTGGAAAGTAAACTGGAAGCTCTGCCAGGTCGGATTGTTCGAAAAGCTTGGGGTCCGACTTGGCGTGCCTTCGATATATCTGTCAATTCCAGCCAAGTCATCGATATATCGGATCCTTGCCATCTTGCATGGCAGTATGGCGGCAAGGATCGTTGACCGTTTGAGTGGTGTATATCGGATACGGCCTTCAAAGGTGATATTTTTCGGCTTTGTCCGCAGATTATCCCGTGATGATCCGGCCTGTGTAGCAAGCTCCGTTTCATTGATCGTGATGTCGTTGTAAGAGAGCCCGTCAATATCGGTTATATACATCTCTGTATCTGTTGAGAACTCCACACTTCTTGAACCGCATGTATATATGATCCGTATCATACCCAGGCCATCCTCCTTTGCATATCTCTTGCTTCCTGTGCCATTTCGCTCGGCTGTAGTACTTTTGCCGAGTTGATCGTCTGACTGAAGTTGTTATTCGTAATCGTTGCCTTTTGGTCAGATAGACCTGTTCTTTGCGCGATATCCAGTCCGGTCTGCAACATCAAAGCCTCGCTTGATCCATCCAAGGCCTGGCCAAACTTCACACGAAATTGGTCAATCTGTCTGCCAAAGGTCCGCAGTGTTGACGGCATTGCCATATCAACACCCATCGTGATGCCTTTCGGAATCCATTGACCTACCTCACGCGCAAATACTCTTGACGGTGACTCGATCTTTAGCGCGTTCTTGGCGGCATTCAAAGCGTTGGATGCTAGATTTTTCAACGCGTTGAAAAGGCCTCCGGCGGCGCCGTTGATACCGCTGATGATGCCATGTACGATCTGGCTTCCAACGGATGCCATCTGACCAGGTAGACCGGCCAAACCATTACGCACGTTTGATGCTAGAGTGCTTGCCGCTCTTGCACCTGCCGAACCCATTTGGGCTACCCATGAGCTCAGTGACGCCAAAGTCTGTGAGATAAAGCTTGCTACCCTACTAGGTAATTGGCTCATATAAGTAACCACGCCATTTAAGAACCTTGTTCCGGCAGATACGGCCTGTGATGCCATGCTGCCTGCCCAACTAGCCACATTACTAATGATCGACGACAAAAAAGATGCCACCTGGCCAGGAAGACCGCTTATTGTACTAACTACATTGGATACAAAGTTTGATACCGCAGTTACGCCATTGGTGACAAGGTTAGATCCCCATGTGATCACGGCATTTACGATCGTGTCAAAAGCCGTTTGTATATTGGATGGCAGATTGGTAAACCAGGTAATTACCGACGTGATAAAAGTACTGATCGTCGTATAGATCGTTTGTCCAGTTGTCACGATAGTGGTTACCAAATTTGTGATGAAGGTAATGATATTAGTGATCACTGTACTAACCGTTGTAAATACATTTTGTACGGTCTCTTTAAAGGCCTCCCATACGGCATTTACTTTTTCTCTGAAGCCATCGTTAGTCTTATAGAAGTATAAGAAAGCTGCAACTAGCGCACCAATTATGGCAATGACGACCGTTACCGGACCACCTAGCGCGGCAATACCGAACTTAAGAAGCGCAAAAGCGCCGCTTAATGACTTGATCATTGATACGGCTGTCAAAAATCCTTTGATCGCAGTGACCATAGATACGATGACAGTGTAGGCCTTCAGTGCCAGTAAGGCAGTCGCCACACCAAGCAGTGCTACACCGACGGCCTTGATCGGCCCTGATAGGTTTTCCATGATTGATCGTACTTTTCCGGCAACGCCATTGTGTGTCTTCCAATCACTCATCAACTGTTTGACTTTGTCTTTGAGCCCCGACATCTTTCCAGTAAGGCTTTGGATAAGAGGTACCAGGGCATTAAGCACCGGGGTACCAACAACAGCAAGAAATTGCTTCCATGACTCTTTTAGGTTGCCCATGACATTTTCCCAGCCATCAGATTCGCGAGCCGCTTGGCCTACGGCACCGGATGCTTCTTGAGCATCTTTGACCATCTGAAGCAATACTCTTTGCTTCTGGATCTCGGACAGATCCTGATATTTTTGGCCGAACAGTTTCATCGCTTCGGCATTTCGTGTCGTTTCGGTACATGACACACCCAAGGCCGCATCATTCTCAAAATTACCCTTCATAAAGGACTGTAAGGTTTCTGTAGAGTCCTCCAGGCTTGTATCATAGTAAGCGGCGTTATCTGCCGCTACTTGCAGAGCGTCACTCATCAAGTCTAATGACTCTTTTGAGGTACCGCCCGAGGCTTTAGCAAAGCCATATATTCTTGTGGCGGACCCTTGCAGACGGGTATCTAAAATACCCGTATTCTTGCTGATATTACTGATGATACCGTCAGCTTCTTTACGCACCGAAGTGCCTGTCTTTCCGAAGGTCTGCGCGTATTGCGAATTCATGGCCTTTACATCGGCCGCCGCCTCGATCATCTGCACGCCCATATCCTTAACTTTATCGGCAACCATGGCAATTCCTTGCGCGGCAAGATTGGCGGCGATGCCTTTTAAGACCGTGAAGCCTTGGCCTAGCCGGGTCGTATGACCGTCGGCGTCTTGCATATGTTTGCCCATATCATCGGTTTGTTGCCCGGTCTTGCCCATTTGTTCGCCGGCGCCTTGTGCCGATTGCTTTGTTTCATCCAACTTTTTTGCCGTGTTTGAAGACGACTGTCCCAGTGATTCCAATGACTTTTTAGCCGATGCACTCGAGCTTGTCATAGAGGACGACAGCTGTTTTCCAAAAGAGTTGGAGCTTGATTCCAGTGACTTTAGCTTGGATTTGAATTTTGAGTCTTCGATTTCGATCTCAATCGAGATCTTTCCATCAGCCATATGCATCACCTACTTTCCAGTTTTAATTTTTTGCAACAATTCTTTTTCTATTTCTTGTGGTGTTTTCTGAGATACCACTTTTGTGTCGTTTATTTTCCAGTAATTCTTAAGCCTTAATGCTTCCTTGCGCTCGTATTTAGGCAGTTTTGCGATATCCGCTGTCCGATACTGTTGGATCTTGACGAACATCGTATCTGATGTTAAAGCGTCAAATAAGGATTTGTAGTAGAACCAATGCATGTCGGCAGTTAGTAGATTGATCCCGTATTGTTGCCGAAAGGCGGCGCATATCAATCCCCAATCTTCTTTATACCGGTACGCTATATCACTGGTCTGCTTTTGAGGTGCCTTAGGCTCTCTAAAGCACAGAAAAAAAGCCAACATAGCATTAAGTACTGCGTCTGTCGGCTCGTATTCAAAGACATTGATATCCAAACCAACCACTCTGGCGCAAAAGAGCGCCTTGAAGTTGTCCAGGATATTTTTATCTTCGATGATTTCCTGAAATCGGATCCACGCACGAAAATCGGTATCAACTGTGTATTCGTTACCGTTATCGGTTACGATGCTTGTTGGAAGCTCGCTTTTTGCTAACCATTCCGCCATAAGCTTTGTTAAAGTAGTTCATCTGCATATTCATCTGCTTGATCAATTCTGTTTGGTTGCGAATATACTCAGATGCCTCTTTTTCGTCCTTTTCTTGCTTTTCGCGTTGTTCTTTGAACATTTCATCGCGATAGTAGTCAAGCACCTGTACAATTACTTTTAGAGGTGCTAGAGAGCGTGTATCACCAAACAGCTTTTGATATGTACCTTGACCAAAAACGATATCAAGTACCTTTTTGCTTTCTGAAAGCATCAAATCGGTATCATCAAAGTCACCGGCTTCTCTTTTTGCTTCATACTCTTCGAGCGCCGTGATCGATTCAAGGTCGTTCACATCGCAATTAAATATTTGGCCACCAATATCTACTTCTCGAATACTGTCATTCAATTCAATTTTCATGCGTATACCTCATTTCTATCCGGCTTTTGTAAATGTTTTTGTCGAAATGTTAAAAGTTCCCTCTTCCACTTTTCCTTTTTGGGCAAAGGTACCTTCCATGGTCAACTTGCCACCACCTTCACCGGATCCAGGATTGTCGGGCTGTACTTCGTAAGTTCGATGATAGGCATGGTATGTACCGGATGCACTTTCTACCTCGTTCCATGTTTCGACCTCAACCTCGTCAAAAGTCTGGCCAATTTGCTCAGTTTTTCCGAGCGTATACAACCATTGCGCGAATGGGTCAGATGGGTAGGCCGTAGCGCTATAGTCAACACTTGGCGCATAGCCTAAGATCTGACTTTCTTGATTGCTTTCGCCAATATATTGCACACCGTCATCTGTATTCGGGTTCATGGCGGCGGTCCAGTCAGTGATACCTTTATTGGCCAAGACATAGGCATCCTGGCCTTCAAATTTTACATAGTGTAGATTGTCTTCTGTTTTCAATTCTCTTACTGGAACAGTCATTCGAATCTTCCTTTCTTTTCATAACTTAATGTATATCCGGCCATAAATGTGGTCAGTTTAACGCCGTCTCCCTCATATTCGGCCGGAACGGATGTCATATCCAAGCCAATCGGCTTGGTCTTTTCATCAAATTTCAATGTTGGAAAATCATTGGCTTCCTCATTCTGCATATAGGCTTCTAGCGCATAAAGCAAACGCGACACATCAAGCAGATTCTTTTTGTCTCGGCGTGACAGTTGGACCAATATAGAAAAGGTCACATCTGCCTTATATCCGCCGCCAATGTAAGCTTCTCGCACAACGGTGTCGGCGTTACGTTTGACGCACATGGCCGTGTTCTTGGAGTCCGGAAAGTACTCCAGATAAACAGGTATCCCAACCGACTTTCCAAATTTTTCAATAAACGCTAAAAAGCCATCGATTACTTGATTCTGATCTAATCTCATTGAAAATGCTCCTTAAATGATCGTTTTGCCACGTTTATCCACTTGCTTTTAAAAGCATCCATCGCTTTATTGATCCAGTCTTTACCGCCTTGCGAGTAAGTAAGGTCTCTACTCGTATAGATCTTTGTTTCTCCGTGATGCGCCCATGGGCTATGACTTTTAGATCCGATCATGACCTTGCCGTACCATTGGAAGTGCGCATACGGTGTATCCCACGTCAATTTAGGATTCGTGCTTCCAATATCCTTCATGACAGAGTTTCGTAGCGTTCTGGATGTACCAATAGGAACATATTTATTCGTACTTTGCGCAATGGCTTGCTTTAGGTCTATAATTGCACGATTCTTCGCGTTTCTCTCTTTGGCCATAATAGCGCCTGTATTTAACTTTACGCTTATGTTCATCTTCATGATGCATACACCTCAATAAAATCGGGGTCTGTCCCTCGTGGGCTGATCTCTTTAATCTGATTGATCATATAGGTATCGCCTTCATACACGATCAGATCATTTGTAGCAAATGTGAATTGTGTACTTGGATCGGTAAGCTTCTTACTATACGTCTTGTCCGATTGGTAGTCGTGCATATCAATGACTACTACTACAGTATCGGAGCTTGTGATACCACGACTAGATTGCGTGATACCGTAGGTACCATCAAACTTGACGCGTCCAACAGTGGTATCAATTAACTGCTCTTCGCCGTCTTCATTCTCTCCGACATGATTACGGACGATGATTGTATGAGGTCTTAAAAAACGTGGTGATCTTACCATACACACATACCTCCTAACCCACTGCGAAGCAATTGACTATCTATCAAGCTCATGACCATCGGGTCCATTGGTACGCCGTGATAGTCCATCAATCGGCTGTTATCTACCTCATAAGAGAAGCCACTCGTTGATGCAGATGTGAATACAAGGTCTGATTTTCCATTAAAAGAATCGACTCCGCCATTGTTAGAGACGAAGTCAATTTCTAATGTGATGATTTTATTCAGGTCCAAACCATAGTCGTCAAGATTGTCTTTTTGTTTCCAAAAAGGGACCTTATCCGCGATGATGCACTTTATCAGGTCAACGACTTTGGGATACAGCTCGGAGTAGTCTTCCTCAAGCAATACGCCGCCATTGTCGGTGTAATCATCATAGGTCATCATCGTTCACCTCCTGACTAGGCGGCCGCGTCTGCTACGATTGCCACGCCGGCTTTCTTAGCCTCGATCAAGAACAAGTCGCCGTACTTGCGGTTTTGATAGATATATCCGTCTGCCGTACGGCTGTCACTGCCAGGAGAGAAAGTACGGATATAGGCATACTTGTCAATCGCCAAAACACAAGACGGCTCAACCAGAATCATATTGATCTGTACGGCATCGGATGTGGCCGTATAAGCGCGGTCTACACCAGATCCGGTGTCTTGGTATGCTGATTTCATTCGGCTTGAAGGCACCTTGATGATCTCTACGTCATCTAAAGAATGGATCGTACGATTTGCTTCTTTGGTATTGCGACCTGTAATCTCGATAGTGCGTTGGATGCCTTCGGCGGTCTTCAATAATTTGTAAACTTTAGGTGTTACATAAAGCAAACGACCTTCTTCTTTAACTTCGGCCTCGTCCATGGCTTCCATCAAATCGTCAAATTTACCTAATACATTGGCTACTGTTAAGGCCGTAGTATCAATAGTGACGCCTTTAGCCTTTGCTTCTTTATACAACTTCGAGAAACGATATTTGTCACGTTCCGGAATGGCCACGTCTTCCTCAAATGCGTTCTGGATATTTGCAATAGACAACGCTTGGTTAGTTTCATCGATGTCCATAGGGTCGATGAAAAATTCTACATCGCGATCAAACGCCAATTTGTATGGTACATAGGCGTTAGATAATGCAGATGTGTTAAATCCAGCTGTTGAACGGTCATGATCTCCATATCCGCCTAATTTGATTTCTGGTACTTGCACGATCTGCGCTCCGGAAAAGCGGACTTGTGCCGGGTTGGTTGACAAGCCTTCCGATTTGCTTTCTACCGCATACTTTTCTTGCAAAACACTTTCAAAGGTTTGTGCATAGTTTGTTACTGTCATAGTTTATGTCCTTTCTATTTTGCTTTAAGACCAAACGCTCCTCTTAATTCTGCCTCCTCGCTTTCCGTAGAATTGGTATGCTGTCCGCCAAGGTTCACTTGCTTTGGTTTAGTACCCCCGCCATTATTCTCGGCAAACAAGAAGGATTGGTCTTTCTTAGCTTTCTCAATTTGTTCATTCAGTCCGACCAGATTGCCTTCTTGGTCAAACTTGATAATGCTTTTATCGATATAAGGCATCAATGCCTTTGAATCAATTGGATTGGCCTTGGCCACTGCCAATTGGATCGCAGAGTTTAATTTTGTTTCACTGATGTCTTTATCATATTTTTTCTGCCATTCGGTCACTTGATTTTTTAAGCTATCGATATCAACGCCATCAAACTTTTTGACGGAGTCCGTCAATTCTGAGATCTTTGCGTCTCTTGCTTTGATATCGTCGTCATATTTTGCTTTTGACACATACTCACCACTAGCCAAATTGGCAAGGTTGACATCCTTGTTATCTTTTAGTTTCGCTTCAACTTGTTCGTACAGTTCATCACCCAATACAGGTTTTAAAAAATCTAAGTGTCCCATATGTTACCTCCGCGTTTTTTATATCTGGTTCACTCCAGTAGTAGGGCCGACAATTTATATCTCTTGTCATCGAGTAGTTTGGCCGTTTTATATCTCTTGCCGTTGAGTAGGTAAGCCTTTTATATGCCATGCTCAGGGCATAATAAAAAGACCTAAGCGTCACTTAGATCTTCGTGAATGAATTTAGGTAGCTTTCGCTTCGGCGGATCTTTCACGTATATCGTCTCCTTTTCTGTCTTTCCGCAAAGAATACACGTACGTACTCTCTTTTCTGCTCTGCATTGCAAATTTTGATCGTAATAAGATTTCTCAATCGATTCAGTATAAATATGTCTGCACATAAGTTTTATCTCACTAAAAAAGCACACCGTTTCAGATGTGCTAACTAACGATTTCTGCAATTCCTTTTGCAAGGTTTGCCGCTTTTTTCATCAGGCTGTTGTCTTCCAGATATTCAAGACCGTCAATTGTTATCTTGATGTTTTCAATACCAATCACAGTATTGTATTTGTCGCCAATATATTTTTTAACTTCGATGCCATCTATATATCCTTTTTTCAATAGCATTTCTAACAGAGCATCACGACGACTTGCAGAAATACCGAGTGCTTCAGGGCTCAATCTATCGACATCGAATTCAGGATAATCCATGGATTGTTCAAGTATCTTGAGTATCTTGTAAATTAATTTAATACTTTCGGACATAATTAATAGCTTTCCAATTTCATTTTTGCGTTTAAAGAATCTTTACTTTTTATGCTTCATTAATCATGAAAAGTTACATCTTTATTAACAAAATTTCCACTGCCTTTAATACCGATACAGTTGGGTAGATCGTAAGCAATTGCAGTAGGGTACTCTTTACCATCAATTACGGCGTAATTTCCAAAATACGTTTTTTCTGACACTTCAATAACCGTATATTCTCCCGCGGGCAATTGTTTAACTATTTTCATGCCATTTTCCTTCTTTCTTAAGTTTTTCCTTTTCTTTCTTATAAGATTCCAATTGCTTTTTTGTAAGTTCTACCTCTTCTAATGGTATTTTATATTTTTTAGCGGAAGATAGCAAATATTCCTTTGCGTCAATTTCATTTAAAATAGCGCGTTCTTTTACTCCTAAATGATCATTCATGCCCTTCTTATTTTGATAAAAATGGTGAATTTCTTCTAATACATCGGAAACCGTAGCTTCTTTACTAAAAAAAATAATATTTCCAATCGATACTGCGCTAGCTTGCTGATTTTCTAAATGCTTTTGCCATTTATCATCCGCAATACGTATATCAGCACCCGCCTTTATAGCTGGTTTAGTTATTCTATTGTATAAAGCCTTATCAATAATTTTTCCACCATTGTGAGCCGTTTTTCTGTGGGTATGCCCTTTTCTTCTATACATTTCTATCGGCATGACAGCATAACCTTTTTCATTCGCATACTGTCGCTTCAAATATTTGCTTGACTTGATCAACGCATTGTTTCGTTCTGTCCATTCACGGATTTTTTGGTTTTCCAACGTAGTATCTAATCCGGCTTTTTCATAAACGGCTTTACGACGCTTCCATTTGCGGATCATGCGCTCGTTGTATCTTTGCTGTTGCGTTAGTTCATATACTTCCTGATTACCATTCGTATCAACGTCTTCATAAGGGTTACCCATCTCCGGATAATATGCAAAGAATTGATGGCGGCAGTTCCATCCGCCAAGTCCCGCGCCCGTCCCATATCCGGTTGCTTCTTCGAAATTTTCGTAATCGCCTTCCGGATGATCGCGCCAATATATCTTTCCTTGCCATTCTGCATGACTTGGTCGGGCGCCCATATGTGCAGATACGACTACTAAGTTGTGCTCCGTAGCTTCAAGTAGCTGCTCTTCACACTTCAACGCATTTTGATTTACGCCAGTGCGAACGGCAACCCTAACGGCCGTATCTATGTTTCGCTTAGTTCCGGACCTGTAAGTTACCTGTCCGATACCTGTGTCGATCAACTCTTTAATAGCTTGATCAACGGCCTGATTCAATGAATAAGCTCCACTTGATACTTTCATGTAGGCGTCATCAAACGTACGAAGCATGGTATTTGTGGCCATCCGTGCTGTTGAATTGGTCAGATTCTTAAGTTCCGCATTTATGGCTGTCTTGCTTTGCAATATCTGCTCATCAAAGCTAATTGACGAGCCATCCACAGATTCGTACGTCTTTGCTCTTTGCAAACTGTCACGCATGGATTGATACGTACTGTCGTCAAGTATCTGACTTACTTTCTGTTCAGATATGTTCATGATCGAGGCCAGTCTCCTCTGGATATATTCATGTTGGTATCCCATCTGCTCAAGCTTCATGACCAGATACTCGGCCGTGGTGGTCATACGATCGCCATTGATCTTTAAGCGCTCAGCAATATCGGCAATGATCTCCGTTTCAAGATCATAATATAAATCCGATAGATCAGAGCCGACCTGTTCCAGGTACTCCGGTGTAAGCATCAGGCAGTACCGCCGGATCCGCCAAAGAACATATCATCTATACCGGCCGATGCCGCCGAACTGCTTTCCGCCGCTCTTGCTCTTGCGGTCTCTTCATCTTCGCCAAGATATTTCATCCGGTACTCATACTTGTTGACGATTCCGGCCGCTATCTCTTGCATCATACGCAAACGCTCGGATTCTTCGTCCGCAAACATCGTGTCGTCGAACTTGATCGTGATGCGTGCATCCGGATTGACCGGTGCGCCGCACTTTTCTTTGCCGATGATAAGTATCGCTCTTGTCAGGTCTGTAAGAGCTTCCTGTATCTGGATCCGTTGCTTCCAAACCGACTCAGTCAGGTCTTTATTTGATGCGCGTACCTCTGTGGCAGTTGCCATGGATTGCGTTCCAAATTGGTATCGATTCTGCCCAAATCCAACCTTGGCGGATAGAATATTTAAATTCAATTGGATGTTCTCCTTGTTTTCATCCACGCGTAGGCTCGGATTGTAATCCTGGATAAATTGTTGCTGATCTGGTAACCGGTCACCGGTAACAACGTATAGGCTTGATTCTATCGTGCCCGGGATATCAAGCGTCAGGTTACCTTTTGCGTCGTCACCGTCGACATACGCACTCTTGAGCTTATACATGGCCTGATTCATGAACACACGCTTTTTGCCAAGCAAGATATCGTTATACAGATTGTCGTACCCAAGATCACAGCCTTTCAACTGGTCGATGGCGTTGGCATAGATCGATAGTCCCATAGGAACCGGTGCGATATTATTCTCAATATTTGGCGTCAAGACAACAAACGGCTTGCACGGAAGCAGATAACTCTCTGCCTCGCCGTTAAGGTTCGGCACTCTCTCATAGTTGCCGTTAGTCTTGATCAGGTAGTAGTAGTTACGTACTTCATACTGTCCTCCATCCGCTTTGCAAAAAATCTGTATGTAAAAATACTTATTTCCCTCTCGCATATGTTCGGATGCCAAAGCCAACTCAGTAATCTCGCCATTATCATGAGAAAGCGGCACGATCATACGTGCGTCACTGATGTACTTGATCCGCACGCTTGAAGCGCTCAGTGTCTGCCCGTCATACACCGGGCTCACAAGGTCCAGATACATACAGGCCGTCCCTGTCGCGAATTCTTTTTCCACCGTACGATTGCCGAGCTTCCAGAACTTAGACGCACCAAGTACACCACCACTCTGATCCACATCGTCACCGGTCAAAAAGACTTGACTAGCGTCATCTGACACTTCGATATATGTCTTGTCATTGAGCAATAGATTGGCCCAATCTTCGCAAACTTTCTTCGCCATCTTCATAGTCTTTCGTTTCATGACGATCGCATGACTATTGCTAACGATCTTGTATCGATGAAACTCTGGATCGAACCCTCGCCACCAGGCCATCCAGGTATCAATCTCTGAGTAATAATTCTGTAAATCATTGGAAACTGTGTATCCAAGATTCTCTATGATCTTAAAAAGTACTGACATTACATACCTCCATAACCTGTGATGTACTCCATATATCGGCTCCAGCTATAAAAATGGGCATCGAAAGTATCGATGTCCGTCGTGAAATCGTCGAGGATCGTATCCTCCTGCTTTTTCGTATCATATAAGGCCGTACTTAGTGACTCGATTACGTTAGGTACGGCCCGTGTAAATTTCATTCGGTTCTGATTTAGGAGTTGATTATATATCAATATCCTTGTCTTTCCGGTAACCTTGCGGCAATCAACCACCTGTGTTGGAAGCCCAGCACCAAATACCGCCGCCCGGATAGAGTTAAGAAGTACCTGTTCGGCATTGTCCACGAACACATAGCTTGCCACGATACCGGATTGATACAGTGCCAGGATCATCGATACCGTTTCATCGCACAAACGCTTGGCATCGATAGTGCCCTTGCTATGTACGATCTTGCGCTCTGCGAACGTCACTATCGATTTATATCCAACTTCTATACCAGTATCAACCAAAGTACTGTGCGATCTTGTCCCTCCAATATCAAGCCCAATGTTGACCTGTTGGAACAAAGGAAGATCGTCCACTATCCACTTATCCGGATTATCGGCAAACTGGGGGAATAGCAAACCTTCGGCATTGCACCACTCACCAAGGATGTATCGATTGTAGTATACCGTTCCGCGGTACTCTGCTTTCAACGCGTCCACGAAGTTTTGAGGCAGAAAAGGATTGTCATCAATCGTGTATTTCTGCTGGAATATATCGGCGCCCGAATCAAGAAACTTCTTAAACCAGTGATTCTTATTGTCCGGGTTACACGTCCCATCAAAGCACGAATACGGTTTATCAAGACGTGATTTCAACATCTCGAATATCTCAGGGCTCCAGGTCGCTACCTCATCACCGTAACAGTATGAGATGCTCGCCCCTTGAATGCGCTTGGTCTGTGTCTTCTTGTCAGCGCCCAAAGCATAGCACTCAACGCCAAACAAACGCACCTTGTTATCATTGCGGATGCCTCCTACCAGGTCACCATATAACCGCCGCATCGGCTCCAAAACATTACGTTCAAGGGTTGCTTGCGTGTTGCCCAATAGAACTACAGTACCGGGCTTTCCGCGCCTCTCCCGTATTCTTCTAGGAATCATATAATAATCTAGCCATGTCTTCCCAGAACGCGTGGCACCTGTCTTAACATTCCAACGATGGTTGGCGTCATTCCAAAACTCTTTCTGCTTGATCGACAGTTCAAAGCTCATGAGCCGTCACCCTTTGCAACATTGGTTATATCCGATAGCAGCTGATCAAGCTTAGACAGTTCTTCTTTCTCGCTCTCGATCTGGAATCGGTCCGTAAAGAGTCCATATCTTTTGCCAATCAATTCCGCCGCTTTTAGTCTGTCTCTTTCTTCCGGTTTTTTCTCGATAACTTCCTGGCAGCCGCTTCCACACAAGGAAAGCACCTCAGATTTAGACTCGCCACGCATGACCGATGTGAGGTACTCAATGACTTCTTTAGCATCTGCGGTTTTTTCGTCGTGAATTTTTTCCAGTCGGTCTTCTATATAGGCTTTGACGTTAGCTTTTGTTAACAATTTAGAAGCACAAGCACTTGCAACGCGCTCACTTTTAACGTTTTTATAAACCGCCAAATAAGCTCTTGTCGCATTCAGGTCTTTCAAGTACTCTTCTGCAAATAGCATCTGCTTTTCAGTCACGCAATACCTCCTTTCGTTCAAATAGGCACGATAAAAGGCGGCATGCTTATTGCATCCGCCTCGTGTGCTTATTTGTTAAAGTCCGACGAAACAAGGTTGAACATGACCGTTTTCCGACCGCCTTAATGTACCTATACGACGGCCTCTTTTCGTTGAACTTCGTACACTACCATATTACCAAATAAAAGTGTGACATAGTATGACATGTTTTACATTTTATCCAAAATTCTTTGGAACTCGCCAAGTGCTATCGCATGAAGACGATGCACGTGTCGAACCGAGTAATTGAGATCCGTACTTATGCTTTCCCATGACTCAAATCGGACATATCTCAGTCGGAGTATGCTCTGTGATAGTGGGTCATCCATCTGCGCTATCAGCCGGATTGCCTTCTCCATTGCAAGTATAAGCATGTCCGACTGGTGATCCAGTTCGTCTTTCAAGGCCGTAAGGTCCATGATCATGTGGGCATTCCGCTCTGTATCGGTGTGACCGGACTGCGTCCCGTCGGATTCAAAACCAATGCTGCCTCCCTCTATCTGAGCCTGCAGTGTTGCAATCTCTTCACGCTTTTCCTTTATCTGGTAGGATATCTTCCTAATGCCTCTTAAATACTCTTTTGCATCCATTTGATCACTCCTCTATCCTGGCCAGTGTCTTTCTGCCGTGAAAAACGATCGGCATCTCGCCCGTCTTGCCGTCGTGCTTTTTCTTATAGTGCGATATGCTAGAATACAAGCTATTTACCGAACGTTCCAGATACCGTGCCACCTCACATGTATTACCAACAAAGAGGCAGTCATCGCCATCATAGACGGCATATACTCTTGCTTTCACATTGATTTCCTCCAGTTGATCGCATCAAATGCCTTGGAAGACTCATACACCTTTTTGCACGATTTCAAGGTCATATGATGTTCGATGATATAATCAACAAGCTCCTGTTTGCCATATTTTCGAATCGAGTCCATCTACATAAGATCCGCTTTGGTAAGGCCGTACTGGATACATAATCCTCCAAGTTCCATTTGTCTCTTCATATTCCTTTTCTGTATGTCATTCTGCGATGATTTGTTGCCCGTAGGCATATGCCCCCCTGGCAATCGAATCACCATACAGAGTATCCTCTACAGCCTGCCACGATCCCAAGCTGTTCAGATGCCGTATCGCATCAACAAGGCGCCTTACTGTCGTCGGTCTAACGCTCTTGCCCTTCTTGATCTTCTCGTATGTTGCATAGGCTATGCCTGCATAGTCATACAGCATACGCTCTTTCAGCTCCGGGTATTTCTCCAGGATCTCATATATCATTGCCTGTTCCGTAGTCTTGTATTTTTTCGTCATTTGTTTTCTCCATCGTCATATATCCCACTCCTCCGGAAGATCGGGTGCAAAGCGCCACATCAGTACGTCAAACGGGTGCTTTGACAGCAGACGCCCGTCAATACCAATCAGCGATCCACGATGTAAATATTGTGCCATGGCCTCCGCCTGCCGATTCCATGCAACACAGTTGATAAAATCAGCTTCAGGTTGGCCTTCTACCTTTCGGCTCCGGTCAACGGCAAGTGCAAAGGATACATACGTCTTTCCTGTCTTTGTTGTCCTTGGCTCAGGATCTTTGGTCAGACGACCGGTCAATACGATTCGATTGATCATAATACTTTATCCTCGTTCGATTCAATGTCATTATTCAGTTCTCTATCAATCGCTTTTGCTTGAGCCAAAAACAGCAAAGCTATTACTTTTTCTGTACCTAGATCTTTTTCCACAAGCTCGCAAAACCTTGAAAATAAATTTATCGAAAATTTTAATTCAATTTTTGTTTTTTCCAATTCAGTCATTGTTTTTCCTCCGCATTTTTATTTGATCGAAGATATGTAACTGTAATATCATTAATGTTATTTTTATCATCGGGTTCATATTTGATATCCAAATCTTTAATTTCTTTTAATCCAAAGCCATAACCACAAATCGCTTTTATCTTGCACCCCGAACAATCGCAATCGCTATCATTGATTGTTGCTTCACAAAAGTTTTTGAGCACGGAAAGTAGTACATATTCATTTAAATCATCTGTTTTGATCATTTCCAAAAGTCCTCCAATTCTTTCACTTGTTTTTCAATTTTGCTTGGATGTTTCTCTTTCATCGCTTCCAACTTGCTTTTTGGGAATGCTTCATCTGGAAGCAAGATATCTGCTTCGTCGCCATACTTCATCAGTTGTTCCCATTGCAGGGATATGGCACGCATTACGTGAGGAAAGCGCTTGGCCGAATAGCATCCGTTAAATTTCATATAATCGTGATGATTGGCCAACCACTCGGTAACGTCGTAGATAGCTTTGTGATATCCTTTGCGATATTCTGCATACGGTTTGAATGCACTAAGCCTTGTCATGATCGTTCCTCCTCACTCATTTTCATATGTGTCATCCTCCTCGTATCTGTCGACCCATCGTTCTTCGTAGTTTGGCGACCGCCAGTCTAATGAATCTTCTGCTTCACGTTCTTCATCAATCAATTTAAGCTCTTCGTCTGTGATTACTCCATACATGGTTCCACTCCGAAGATATACTTTTTAATTCTATCTTCTCCAATTTCATAGATTACGTTTTCTGCATCTTCACATTTTTCAAACAAAATCGCACCTTGTGGAAACCAACAAGTATCGTTTGCCCATTCGACGTCTAATGAACCACCACAGGTAATGAACACAGGGTCATTCCACTTATTAATTCGGCTTCCACCGAATCTAAGCATTTCCGTTTCAATTTTTCTTCGCTCTAGTTCAAACTCGGCTTCTTCTTTTGTTAAAAAAGCATTGCCCATACTGCGTGAATTAAAATCATATTTTTCACAATCCCAAACAAGTTTGTTCACCTGATTATGACCAATTTCGATATGATAATACTCATCGCCAACTCCTAAATCCCATACAGATTTTTGCACGGGCTTTAAATATATTTCGCTTTCAATATCTGAGCATTTACTGTCTATCGCTTCCATTCCATAGATGTATTCGTCTGAATCAAAACGATATTTTAAAATGTTGCAAATAATGTAAGTTTCACCGTGAATGTCCGTGACTTTATCTCCTACTTTGTATTTTGGTTCACGAATTTCCATGCTGCTTATCCTCCTTTTTTTGTCATAATTTTTGTTCGATTTTTTTCAATTCTTTATACAATTGTTTCAGTTCTTTTGGTGATAGATACCCGCTCAAAAATAATGTGTATTTCTTCTGTACTCGTCTTTTCTGCTTTTTCCACCAATGATAGCTTTTCATTTTATGCACCTCCAATTGCATCATCTACACTGCTTTGACCAAAAACCTCCAATTGCATAGTCTGGACATCCTTTAGCAGTTCCAATCGCTCTGGATCTGAATTATCTGGAACAAACCGCATTCGTTTAGCAAGATCTTCCGGCAGATTGTTCCAGTCCTCAAACGTTGCCCATTCGACATCCCTGTCGTTGTAGATGATCTCTCCTTTTTGCGGAAAGTGAGAATACCAACGCTGGGAAAAAGAATTATCATTTGCCGAGCCTTCGGAGACGTTCATGTATCTTTCCAGTTCACTCACGTAAGGAAAGAACCTGGATACTTCCTCATGCCGTGCAAATGCCTCCTCTACGCTTTGAGATGGCACATTGTCAAAAGCTTTATGCCATTCGTCGATAAGTGCCCATTTCTGTTCTTTGGACAGTCCGGTCAGATAGGTCGTATATTTCGGTTTTTTCTTGTTGATGAATTCGATCACTTCATTTTTCGTCATGACGGCTCCTTACTAAATAAATCCACTGCACTGCTAAGAACGCTCGGCCTTCTTATACATTCTTATTCATTCTTTATACATTCTTGTATGTGGACATCTGTTGGACATCTGTTGGACATTTGTTGGACATTTGTTGGACAAAAATGTATTTTTTTGAGTTTTTGAAGTCTATGAAATGCCTTAAATACGGGCTTTTAGCGAGTTTGGTTTGTTGGACAAAAATCGGACCTTTTTTTAAAATCACATAATTCTTTGACAAAAAACGGCCTTTTTTGCTGGACACGCTATTTATTTTGGTATTTTTCCCAGTTGAGCACGGTGACGATGCTGTATCGGTTCGTTGACCGGATGGACAGCATCTCCATCTCTTCGAAAATCTTCAGCCAGCGGATCAGTGTTCTTCCCGTTACAAAGTCTTCTTCTTTACAGCCTCTGTTAAACTCACGTTCGATATCATTTCTTCCGGTGATAAATTCGCCCTTTTTCAACTGCAGGATCTGATTCCCGACAAGGGCCTTTTGAGGTCTATGACACGCTTTCATAAGGCAATAGGACCATAATTTGAATTTATAAGCATCGCACCATACATCACTATCGATGATCTGACGATACATCTTTATATATCCCTTTCTTGCCATTCGCTACCTCACTAAAAATTTTAAAAATATAAAAATATGAAAAAATTAAAAAATATAAAAATAAAATAAATAATAAAAAAATTAAAAAATAATAATTGTTTTGGCTATATCAGACCAAACTGGTCTTTTGCCAAATACAGATCATGGAAAGCTACGGCAACCGCCATAGCCGACCATATGTCTTTCTTGAATCCATAAAAATAGCCTGGATCCTTCTTTGTACCGACGCCACCGAATCTATCGATCAATGCCTGTCGGATATTGCTATCTTTTGCCCTCATAGAGTGGCATAGACACATTTTTTCATCCTTGCGGTATATAAGTGTCGGGTCCTTGTCAAATATCGTCTGACACATCAATTTGAACTGTCCTATCCATACACATGTATCAAAGACCGTTGCACCGACCGCCATGCCGTAACTGGCTATCATCTCGATCGCGATATGATCTATATCGTGTCTTGGAAGGTTACGGATGATATCCATCAGTTCATCATTGGATACCTTCCCTTTTTTAAGTACCTTATCTAGATCATTCTCAACGACGACAAAGGCGCTTTCCTTGTTCCCCGGGTCGATGGCCAGTATCATACGAGGCTGAACCCTTCTTCGGCATCGATATCGATAGTGTCCGCTTCTTTGTGTTCTTCACTGTTGGTCGCATTGGTCGGTACGTCTTCGATGGCGCTGTTTTCCGTGTCATTGTCTACATATACCGGCTGTGCGTCGAATCCGTCCTTATAGCTCATATCATTGGTGAATGCCTGTTGCATATCGATGCTCATGATGCCCCATTTGGAGATGAGCTGTCTGAGCATGGTCTTGTATGCCATGCCGTCAAAATCCTTGTACCAGAAGCTTGAATACAGCCATTCCGTTCTTGGGTCGTAATTGCCGGATTCAAAGTCTTCAAAAGACACCCTTTTCACCGTTCCATTTCGTGTATTTACCGTTCCTTCATCTTTATGGAATGCCTGACTGTATCTGTCGGCATGATAGAGCATCTTTTCCTTGGACCAGTAGATAGCCTTCCTGAATCCATTGACCAGTTCAAACATGGCGTAATAACCGACCGTAGGCGTGTTCTCACGAATGGTTTCATCCATGATAGGTTCTACATCGATCTGTTCATCAAATGGATTATAGCCAATCAATTCGCCTTCCTTGACAGCGACCACATTGATCCGTTTATACTGTCCGGATCGGATAGCCAACTGGATATAACCTTTATATCCAAGCTGGAAGGTCGCTTTTTTTGCACTGTTCTTCTTGTCGTTGAACGGAACCATGTAATAATGGCCAAGCTGTGGACTTGGTGACAGGTTTAACGCCTCTCCCAGCAATGCGGCGCTCACGATGGATGCCTGATCACATTCGCTCAATGCCGGATTCGTCGAAACCGACGAAATTAAGCTTGCGATAAATTTTTTGCTTTTTGTTTCCGAGCCTAATGTCTCGGTGATGTTCCTCACCACGACCGGTGATTTCATGAAGCTCTGAAAGCTCGGTGCTTGTTTCTTGTTTCTTTTTGTTAGGCTGTTGTTCATTTATGCTTGTCCTTTCTTATCGACCTTCATTTTCATGCCGATCTCTTTTTGTGCCTGAACCAATGTCTTGGTCAAGGCTTCCAACTGGTCTCTTGTTCCTTCGACCGTGAACTGAGCAAAATAGATTGGTTCAGTTTCCATCGGTTGCACTTCTTCTTGTGATGGCTTTTCATCCTGTTGGACCGGTTCAGCTCCTTCACTTGTCTCAACTGTTCCGTTCGTGAAGTTAAGATGTGCCTGTTCGGCCTCTTTCTTTTTTTCGGCTTCTAGTCTTTCCTGTTCATGTGCGTCCCTGATACGGTCCGCTTCTACCTTTGCCAGGGTCACATCCAGGCTTTTTCGATAGACATTGAAAATCATCTTCTGTTCGGCCCGGTCATCCGGGATGAACGTCTTCAGGATAAGGATATCTTTATCGATTTTCTCTTTGGCCTTGGCAATGTCTTTTTCGATATCAGCAAAGGAATAGGATTTGTTGAGCCATTTCTTGTTCCATAGGGCCTGGATATTGTAAAGTTCACCGACTTCTTCATTCCACTTATCGATGATCCTTTGTTCTTTTTCCTGTTTCTCTTTATCATCGATAGCGGTGATGCCTTCACCTAATTTGGCCGAGCTTGCCTTTATCTTTTTCTCGACCTCCATAATATCCTTCTTGTCCTGGATCCAGTTCTTGAATACATCATTCTCGATCCGTTTTCTTTCATCGGAGATACGTGTAGCGATCTTGTTCAAACTTGCTCTGTCAGTCTTTGCCTGTGAGTACGTCTCTTCAGTAACGACGTAGTTGTACTTCTGCAATGGCTTTTCGATCTCTTTCAACAATTCACTTGCATTTGTTTTGATATGCCCATCTTCTCCAATGGATGGCACTAATGTAAATTCCATATCTTTTCCTCCTCCTATAGATCAAACTGGAATGGCGGTTCTTTGTCCGCTAAGAAATATTCATTCCAAACTTCAATTTCCTTATTCTTCAATATCTCAAGATCATCTTGTACATCCTTTGTCTGATAAGAGCGTTCGATGATCTTGGACGATCCATCGACGAATCGAAGCTCGGCAGTGTATATGACAAAGTCGAACTTAGTAACCAAAAGACCGTGCAGGGTCTGGATATAGTATTGGTCAGGCACCTTGTCATCTTTCCAGTTCTGATAGGCCATCGAACTGTTTATCATTGACGTTTTGATCTCCAGGATGCCTTTTCTGCCTGTATCCTTGTCATACAATAGCCCGTCCGGACTGTAACGCATAAATCTGTTTTCATTGGATTCGAGCGTTACATCGTCCATATGCTGGACGTCAAGTTCCGGATGTTTTAATGTGAAAAGTTTCCGTAATGGCGCTTCGGCTTCGGTGCCGTACTTTATGGCATAATTGCTTATTTCCTCTGCACCGTACTTCTTTTCACGCCACAGCTCTTGCAGTGATTTCCATGGGCTCATGCCGATGACGGCCGCCGCATCGCTTCCGCCAATGCCTTTGCCGCGCTCTTTCAGCCATTGTTCATGGCTGTCCATGACGATGGTCGTATAATCATCCGATTCAAATAAATTCATGATTTTTTGGTTTTCTTTCTCCTCTACATCCATGAGCATGACGGGCCAGGCAGACGATATGAATAACCATCAACGATGCAAGTGTGAGCAAATGAAAAAAATATAGAAAGGAGGTGTCACACTAAGATTTCAATCATGCAATCAAAAACTGTAGAATTTGCCTACCCAGTCCGTCATGCTCATGAATTTGTGTTATACTGTTGCTGGATAATTACATATCCAACTGAGCGCTACGTCCGTCAAATCTGTGTAGTCGCTCTTTTCTTTTTTCAAGCTCTTTTAAGCTGATATGCATGTACTTGGCTAGATCCGCCGGATTAATGAAGTACTTAAATCTAGTACTTCCTCGGATCTTGATGGCAATACCGATAGGCAGCTTTTCCTGCTGCAGGGCTATCCGAAGAAAATCCGGGCTTACATCAAGCAGATCTGACGCCTCCATCACCGTTATTCTCATAGCTCATTCCTCCTTTCTAAACGATGTGATTGATCACATCGACGATCATTGCTGTTCCGGAATCTAAACTGACATTGACATGCTTTTGATAGCCGTTGTTGAACGTAGCAATGACAATTTCATCGTCACCTTTACGCTTGTATTCGAGCTCTTCCAGATCGTGAAGATTTCTTGTGCGTCGTAATACCGGTAACAGCAGAGTACAGATCAACTGTTTATCTTCTTCATACATGGTTTCACCACCTTTCTATCCAATTACCCATGCAGTGACTGCAAGCATCAAGTACATCAGTACTGCTGCAATGGCACCTGTATAGGTCAATTCCGCCAAGAAACGAATTGCTCGATGTTTCTTCTTGGCATGCTTCAATTTACTTCGTACACGCTTTGCACTTTCCTCACGTTCGACTGCTAGATCAGTCACATATTCCATCATTCTGTAGTCCATAGTAATTTCCTTTCTATTTACAGTGTTCCATATTTATGGCACATCTCTTTTAAAAAAAATAATGTCTTCTAAAGGTATTTCGACTAAATCACTAAATTTACATGCTTCATCAATATAAAATTTAGTATCACCTTTTTCTTTATTAATATAGGTATTTTCTGAAATACCCATAAGTTTTGCCATTTTTGCTTGCGAAATACCTTTTAATCTTCTGGCTTGCTCTGGGGTGTATTTATCCAATTAAATCCTCTCCCTTCTTTTTCTGTTCCGTATTTATGGCACATCTATACTATACATCACGTTCCGAATATATGCAACAAATTATTGTTGAAATATACCGTTTTTTTGGTACAATTTAATTATAAAGAAATTAAATATATAATTATAAGGATGTGATAATATGCCAGATAAAAACATAATTGATATGGAATTATATGCATCTATAGGTAAACAACTCAAAGCTGCAAGAAAGTCAAAAGGCATCAGTTTAGATACTCTTTCAGATTTGATTGGTGGCATAAAAACTAAATCAACTCTAAAGAGATATGAAGATGGAACATCTCGAATAGAAGTAGATACTTTAAAAATTATTTGTGATCAAATTGGTCTTAATTATTTAAATGTTATATCCAAGGCAAGGGAATCCTTAAATAAAAAATCCCAATGGGGTGATGATGCTGCAAACCGTGAATATCTTGCAGATAAGCCTGAACTATTAGATATATACAATCAAATTGTTAACCGTGACGATATGGTTATTCTATTCAACAAAACGAAAGATTTAGATCCAAAAGACGTTGAGTCAGTTCTAATGTTTGTGCAAACAATTAGAAAGCAAAGAGGACTTGATGATTAGACATAAATAATGTCATTTTAAATCATAAAATCCTTCTGGGTGATTTTATGACATTAGAAGATTTTTGTGCACAGAATAATATACAAATCCAATATTATCCATTTACTACTAAGATTAGAGGAATGTGTATGAAGTATGACGATGGATTCATAATAGCAATTAATCCCAGATTTTGCGATTCAACTATGAAAAACACTTTTATCCATGAAATGATACACATCATGCATGATCATTTATATTGCGAAAAAGACGATTTTGAAAAATGTGAAAAAGAAGTCGAGAATATTATAAAAACTATGAAAAATCAATTTGATTTAAATCATATGCCATAAGATGGAGGTTTTAACTATGGAATTACAAGAACAAATGTATCAGTTAAGTGAAAGAATCAAATCGTTAAAGGACAGTATCCAAACAGAGGAAGCGACCAAGCAATCGTTCATACTACCGTTTTTTCAAATATTAGGATATGACGTATTCAATCCGCTTGAATTTGTGCCTGAATTTACAGCTGATGTCGGCATCAAGAAACGCGAGAAAGTAGACTATGCAATTTTAAGAGAAGGACAGCCAATCATATTGATCGAGGCAAAATCATGCAATGAAAAACTGGACAACCACGATTCTCAACTGTTCAGATATTTCGGTACGACAAAATCAAGATTTGCTATTTTGACCAATGGAATCGAATATAGATTTTACAGCGATCTGGATCAGCCTAATGTGATGGACTCCAAACCTTTCTATACCCTTAATATGGAAGAACTTAGTGATCAGTCCATCAGCTATTTAAAAAACTTTATAAGTGATAATTTGAATATCAGCAGTATCCTTGGAACAGCTTCAGATCTAAAATATCTAGGTCTGTTAAAGACAGCATTCAAGAATGTAGTGGAAAATCCATCTGACGATTTTATAAGACTGATATTGAATGACGGAGTGTATGACGGATTAAAGAATCAGCGCGTAATTGAAAAATTCCGACCATTGACAAAAAGAGCTATCAATCAGTATATCAATGACCAAATGTCCAACAAATTTAAAGAGACACTTGCCAATGCCAATTCTGAAACAGAGGCAGATACATCAGACAATAAAACAGCAGATGAAGATGAAGCAGAACCAGTAAAAAGTAAGATTGTTACAACTTATGATGAACTTAATGCTTTTGCAATCGTAAAGGCCATTCTTAGAAAGAATGTATCAGGCAGTCGTATCACATATAAAGATACTGAAAGCTATTTTGGTGTTCTTTTTGATAACAACACCAGGAAATGGATCTGCAGGATTCATTTAGATTCTAGAAAAAAGTACATCGAAATTTCTGATGAAAATAAGAAGTCAGTCCGTCATGATATAAATTCTCTTGACAATATTTATGATCTAGAAGATGAATTGTTGAAATCCTTACAAAAATATCTATAAGAAACAATCTTGAACTATTAATAAGGAGAGAAAAATGAAAAAAATATTAGCGAGCTTATTCTGTCTATTACTCTTCTTTGCCCCTTTTAATTCTTATCGTGTTTCTGCGAAAAATAGCTTATCTGTTGCAAATAATTATGAAACATTTAATTTTAAGATTGATGATTTACAAAGATGGATAAATAAAAGCGACTCTGAGTATTTCAATAAAAAGAAATATGTATTCAAAAAAAGTGGGAAAGGATCAAAAAGAGTAAAGCTAAAAGAGAAAGTATATATTTATGCATACATAGACAAAGAGAATAAAAATAGAGTTTTTTCTTTGGATATCATTGATAAAGATAATGGAAAAAATGAGGACTATATAAAGAATATTTCTAAACTATTCATTAAGGAATTTGGCGCCGATGATCCAAACCAGGTAATTTCACAGGCTGAAGATGTTTCTAGAAATTGTGACGGTGATAAAGACCAAGGAATTTACATTTTTAATCATGTTAATTATAAAGTTATTTTTAACGGTGAACAAAAGGTCTGCGAAAATGATTTTTCTCCAAGCAAATTCAATATGGATCAAGATTATCGTAGTTCTTCCGATTATGCTTCTTTCTGTGATTCTGTTACGTCAAAAAATGAATATTCAAACACACCATCAGAATCACAAAAACACATTTACGATAATGCAACAGTAGAATCGATAAACAGTGGTTCTGGATCAGAATTGGGAGAATATTCAATCATTCATGTAGCATCATCACAGTGCACGGATGACAATTTATTAGACTGGTATTTAAATTATGTTAAACCACACAGTGAATATAAATATAATATTATTCTTTATACAGACAATTCTGGTTATGGCGTATATTCAGCTAACGGAATCATTCAAAAAAATGTAGGTTTATCCCAGTCAAACGGATCTTATGGTGTTGCTAAAACAGATGGATGTACTACCTATTATGTGACAGAAGATGGCAAACTGCAAACCGTACAATAATAACATTAATATGTTTTAATGCCACATAAAAAAGGGCCCTCACTGAAGGGTCTCCAAGGAAATAATGAATCGAATCGATCGAGAAATAATAAAATCGTACACATCAATTGATTTGACACAAGAAAACGGCTGATATAAGATATGAATGAATCTTGGCTACATACGCAACGTATGGGAGTCACTGATATTTTATCTTGACGACGGATATCCGGGCGTCACTGAGGGTCTATCTTGTGCAAACAGGATAGACCTATTTTTATAAGCTTACAATAAAAAAAAGCGCCCCCACTGGCGACTGGTACTCGTCATAGAGGGCTTGCGCATAAAAAGAATGACTGACAATCATTAATCTTTTTATGTGCTCATTTTAACACAAAGAGAGGAATGAGTACAAATGACAAAGAAATTAAGAAGGTTACCAAACGGGTTTGGACGAATCGACAAGCTGCCTGGTACGAGAAGAAAACCATATAGGGCTAGGGTACTAGTGTCCAAAGAGCTTGATATGGATGATCAGAAAGTTAGAAAAAAGTTTAAGACAGTTGGATATGCAGAGACCTGGACCGAGGCTTTTGAACTTCTCCAGGCATATCACAGTTCGCCGTATGGCTATGAAAAGAGGGTCATGACGGTCAAGGAAGTATATGATGCATGGTCGGCCGACCACTTCCCGATCGTCTCGGAATCGACGCAAAAAGGCTACCGTGCGGCCTTTCAGATCTTGGAGCCTGTCTATGGTATGAAGTTCAAAGATTTGACAGTTCAGGATATCATCCGATCCATAGATACATCCGGCAAGAATGCACCGACCTTGAAGCGCTTCAAGTCCATGATGAATGCCTTGTATAAATACGCGATCGGCCAGGGCATCACGGACCGTGACCTTTCGTCTTATATCGACCTGTCCAGGTACCGCAACAAGAACCCCAATCGCAACGAACATAATCGCTTCACGGCCACTGAGATCAAGCGTCTGTGGAAGCATACGGATGACAGCACCGTGCGTATCATACTGGCCTTGATCTACTCCGGTGTGCGCATCGATGAGCTTCTAAGCCTGAGGCGCGAGGATGTGCACCTTGATGAGCAGTACTTTGATGTGGTCCGATCCAAGACCGATAGTGGTATCCGTACGGTTCCGATTGCCGATAAGGTCTTACCTTTCTACAAGGATTGGATGGCTGTTGGTGCCGATACGCTTATCAGTCGTGACGGCATACGGCCATATACATATACCACTTTCCGAAAGTACCATTGGGATCCGGTACTCAAGTCATTGCGCATGCATCATACACCGCATGATACACGGCATACCTGTGCAAGTATGCTTACGGAAGCAGACGTCAAGCCCGTGGTGATCAAGAAGATACTCGGGCATAGCGCCAAGATGGACGTGACAGAAAAGGTATATACACATCTTGATGTTTCTACGCTTCTGAATGCGGTTAACTCCATCTAA